CAACTAAAACTTATTTACAAAAAGGTATTACTATTGGTAAATTTTTAAAAAATACAGGTTCAAACTTTGACTTTGATAATTTAAGATATTCTCAAAGGTCTTTGATTGCACGAAACTTATATCTTCAAGGTGAGTTTATGAGAGTTGCAGACAAATATGGTCAATTTAAAATGGTAGTATCTGAAGGTCTTTATCAACCTGCAGATAGAGAAAGACCAAGTGGTATTAATGATTATAGACAAACTGGTAAAGCAATTGTGTATGAATTATATGATGAATATGGCAATCTTGCAACTGAATCGACATTTGATGTTGTTAATTATTTACGAACATCAAGTAGATATGATAAACTTATTTTAGCATATGATACATTTACTGGCACAAAATTACATGCTTCTATTGTAGCAGTAATGCCAACTGTTTCATCAAGTTGGTCAGTTAATTTTGGTTATAATTTAGAAACACAATTTAACAATAAGGTACAATCAACCAACGAATTAGTTGAGATTAGAGTATAAATAGTCTTATGGCAACAAGAGCATTTTCTATAGAAGATGGTAATCTTCAAAGTCGTTCAATAGTTACGACACGAAAAAAAGTCTATAGTGATTTAGACTTAACTTTTGCTCGTGCGCCTAGTAATGATGTATATAAGAAAACAGATGCGGCCGCAGTCAAACAGTCAGTTAAAAATATACTATTGACAAACAAATTAGAAAAACCTTTTAACTCAAGATTTGGTGGTAATCTAAATGGTTTTTTATTTAATTTAGATACTGAATTTGACGCAGAAGCAATTGAAGATAACGTAAGAGATGCTATATTAAATCATGAATCTCGGGCAAGAGTTTTGAATGTTACTGCTAACGTTTATCCTGATATAAATGATGTAAAAGTAACAGTAGAATTTCAAGTAATAAACACTTTAGAGAATGTAACACTTGAAGTATCATTAGCGAGATTAAGATAATGGCAAAGAAACTATCTGCACCAGTAAACAATTATTATAAAACATCAAAGGGTACTTCACAAGGAAGAAAACCAATTACATCTAGTATGAATAAGTCGAAACGAAGACAACTAAAGGCATATAGAGGTCAAGGAAAGTAACATGGCAACAACAATTAATTCTACAAGTTTAGACTTTAATAATATCAAGTCTGCACTTAAAACATTTTTACAACAACAAGATGAATTTGCTGATTATGATTTTGAAGGCGCTGGTTTAAATAACTTACTAGACGTACTTGCATACAACACACACTACAACGCATTGATTGCCAACTTTGCGTTGAATGAATCTTTCCTATCGACTGCTCAACTTCGTTCATCAGTTTTATCACACGCAGAAGCACTTGGATATAGACCTCGTTCAATTACTTCTTCACAAGCAATTGTGAATATATCTTGTACTGTCCCATCTGGTGACCCTGCACCATCAAGTATTACATTACCAAGTGGTACTAAATTCTCATCTACAATTGCTGGTATTTCATATACGTTTCAAACAAGAGATACATATACTGCAACAGCAGAAGCATCTGGTTCAAGCACAGTTTACAGATTTATAAAATCAAATCTTTTGTCTAGTACAACAAATACTGCACAGAACACAATATATAATTTACCAATATATGAAGGAACATCAATAAACAGAACATTTATTGTCGGCACAACAGATGACGAACAAGTTTATGTAATACCTGATATATCTATGGACATTGATACTCTCGTTGTTAATGTTTATGATACATTATCTGGCACATCATATAAAACATACACAGATATAAATGACGCAATTAGAATACTTGACACATCAACACTATATCGTACACAAGAAACACCAAACGGATATCATGAGATTATATTTGGCACAGATACAGGAACTGTACCAGTTTCTGGAAACAAAATGATTGTTAACTATTTACGAGTTGCAGGTGCAAATGCAAATGGTGGTTCTACATTTACACCTCAAGCACAACTAAGTGTGGGTGGTACTAATCAAACACTAACAGTATCAACTGTATCTAACTCTGCTGGTGGTGCCTCAAGAGAATCTATATCATCTATTAAAACACAAGCACCTTTACTATATGCATCACAACAAAGACTTGTAACTGCAGGTGATTACAGAACACAAATACTTAACAAGTATGGAACAACTGTAAGAGATGTGAACGCATATGGAGGGCAAGAGGCAGTACCTGCAAAATATGGTGTTGTATATGTCGCACTTCAATTCTTTGATAACATTAGTGCAGAAACACAAGAAATAGTAAAACAAGATATATTACAAAATCTAACAAGTGCGTTATCAGTTTTATCAGTCAGTACAGAATTTGTTACACCTACTACAACTTATCTTGAATTAGATGTAACATATAACTTAAATCCTTCACTAACAAGTTCAACAAGTACTGGTATAGAAAGTCAAATAAGAACACAAATTGAAACATTTGCAAATGCAAATCTACACGAATTTAATAAAGTGTTTAGAAGGTCAAATCTTATAACATCAATAGACGCATTAGATGATGCAATTTTAAATAGTAGAATAGATGTTAGATTGCAACAAAGATTTACACCAACTCTTGCAACAACTAAAGATTATACATTAACATTCCCAGTTGCACTTGCAGAACCAGATGATAATAATCGTATTGTGGGTTCATCAAGAATGATTATAAATGGTCAAACAGTAACAATTAAAAACAAATTAAATTCTACAAATTTAGAAATCTCAACTGCAAATGGTACTGTTATTGTTGATAATGTAGGTAGTTATAATCCAACAACAGGTGTCGTTACTATTCAAGGTTTGAATCCAGCATCATTTACAGGTAGTGAAGTAAAACTATTTGTTACACCTGCAAATCAAAGTACAGTTCGACCTTTATTAAATTATATATTAGCAGTTGACTTAACAAGAAGTACAGTAACAACATTAATAGACAGACAAAATCTTAACGTAGTATTATAATGGCAGTTCAGTTACACGATTTAAACAGAAGGAATCTTCCTTTACAGAAAAGTAAAGTCCGTGAGATTTTGCCTGAATACTTTGTTGCTGACTATCCTACATTTGTAACATTTCTTGAAAAGTATTATCAATTTTTAGATTCTGATGGTACATATGCATTTGATACACAAATACATCAACTATTTTCTACAAGAGATATTGACCAAACACCACAGTCTTTACTTGATACGTTAGGTAAAGAATTAGGACAACAAACGTCTGCAATAAGTTTGTTTTCTGACCCAAGATATTCAATAAGAAGATTTGGTGAGTTGTATCGTTCAAAAGGAACACTTGTTGGTGCAGAACAATTCTTTCGTTCTTTCTTTCAGATTGATGTACCAGAAACATTGTATCCAAAAGAAAATCTATTTACTGTAGGTTCATCTCAAATTGGATATGAAAACAGTAAAGTTATACAAGACTATAGAAGAAATCAAATATATTCTATATTGTATAAAGTGCCTTTTGGTTTAACACAATGGCAAGATTTATATAAAGACTTTGTACACCCAGCAGGATATTATTTTTCTGTTGATGTGTTATTACAATCAGAAGTTGATTTAGATTTAAGAACAATGCCTACTGTATTGTTTGATTCTGCAGTTGGTCCATCATTGATTACAGACGTAACATCTGCTCCTGCAACTTCATTTGAACAATTTACTACATTACAAGCAGATGTAGATACTGGTATTATCTATCGTGCTAATCCAGAAGAAACAGTTGCAAAATATGCCGACTATCAACTTGATTCACTTGACGCAAGTTATGATAACTTGGCACAACTATTTACACCGAACTCATTTAAATTTGACGACAGTAATGCTTCTGCTGATTCTGCCGCACCAGACTTCTCAATGACATTCGAAACATTTGACCAAGAAATGTTTGATAGTTATGGAAAAGCATATTAAATCGTTATAAATAATATAAAATAAGAGAGAATATTTTATGGCAAGACAAATAATAAGTACAGGAACAAGTGCAAATGACGGAACGGGAGATACACTTCGTTCTGCAGGTACTAAAATCAATGCAAACTTTTTAGAAGTATATAATGCTTTAGGTGGTATTGGTCAAGTGTCTTTTGAAGATTCTGCAATTGTCTTTGAAGGTTCATCTGCTGACTCAAACGAAACACGAGTAACTGCAATTAATCCAACTGCTGATAGACAGATACAATTACCAGATGCTTCTGGAACAGTTGTTCTCAATACTGCTACACAAACTCTTACAAACAAAACACTTACAACACCAGTTATTTCATCTATATCAAATTCTGGTACATTAACATTACCAACATCAACTGATACATTGGTTGGTAGAAATACAACAGATACTTTAGCAAACAAGACATTAAATTTACCTGTTCTAACTAATCCAACTATGAATGGTGATATTTACAGTACTACTTTTGCTGTCGAGTTATTAACATTTACTCAAGCAGGTGCTTCTGCTGTAAATAATTTTGATATTTCCAATGCTAATACTGGTAATAGTCCAGTTTTAACTGGTGATGGTAATGATGCAAATATTTCTCTTGATATAAAAGGAAAA